AAATCTTAGCTACCCAATCACAGAGATGTCCTCCCACTTTAACACTCTCCGTAACTACCTCGCAGAAAAGACCCTCCGCATCCGAAACGAATGGAAAAACTTCCAAAAATTCGATTCATCCGCTGAATTATTTCTCAACTTTCGCACCGATTCCGACCTCAAACGTTATCAACGCACTTTCCAAGTTGACCTCGAAACCGAAACACTAGTACTAAATAAAGAGTATGACATGCTACAACAAGTCTACTCCACTCGCAACTCCTCAAAAGGCGAAGACTTTGAATTATTCAAACGTCCCATCGACATGCCCCCCCTTCCCAGCATTCGAGAACCCGCCCCTGGATTACGCAACGTACCCGTCTTCTACCATAAAGGCCAAGTTATCCACGAAGATCCTGAGCTTAACAAGCTGTCCCCCGACTATGTCGCAGACCAAGCAGAATCCTACCTCCCTGGTGACTCCGATCCTGGCTCCCCCCCCGACCCAGAATTTATCCGCCTCATCGACGAAAAATATCCGCAATACCGCATCTACACCGACAAATACTGTCGCCCCGCCGGTACCACAAATGCAACCTTCCGAGACTTTAACAAGCCTCAACGACGTACCGAACCCCAAGACCCCGAACGCAAAGAACGCATCCTAGGCCACATCATGACCTCACTCGACGCAACTCCCTTTCTTCCGATTCACTTTATCGATACTCAATACTGCAAGACTCCCCTCGTTACAGGAACAGGTTATCACAATCGCCACTCCTATAGGCGCCGCTCCCACGCAAAGTACTCCCATCCCCCAGAGTATTCAACACGCCCTACCTCCAAAGGTTACTTCTACAACGCAACCTACTCCGAATGTCGACTCCTCATTCACAAGATCAAAACCACTGGTCTCCCATTCGACATCGAACTCCCCGACGATCCCAACTCATGGAACGAAGATAAAGTCCTCGAATTAATTCGAAAACTTAACAATTTCTTCAACTCCTTCCCGACACTCTTATTTACTCGAAATCACATTTCCGACCGAGATGGCACCCTCAAAGTCCGTCCCGTCTACGCTGTCGACGATTGCTTCATTCTTATAGAATTGATGCTCACCTTCCCACTCACCGTCCAAGCTAGAAAGGAATCATGCTGCCTAATGTACGGCCTTGAAACCATTCGTGGTTCAAACCGCATTATCGATCACCTCGCCCGTGCCTATACCTCATACGCATCAATCGACTGGTCTGGATACGATCAACACCTCCCCCGTCCCATAACAGACTGCTTCTTCACCGACTTTCTCCGACGCCTTATCGTTATCAACAACGGCTACACTCCCACTTTCGAATATCCCGCATACCCCGACCTCACTACTGAACACATGTATGAACGAATGGACAATTTGCTCCACTTCCTTCATCTATGGTACAACAATATGACCTTCCTCACCGCTGATGGCTACGCATACCGCCGCCTCTTCGCTGGTGTACCTTCTGGTCTGTACCTCACCCAGTACCTCGACTCGTTCGGTAATCTCTACCTTATCATTGACGCACTCATTGAATTCGGTTGTTCAGACGCAGAAATCAACGACATTTTAATGTTCGTTCTCGGCGACGACAACCTCTTCATGACACGCTGGCCCCTCGGCAAGCTCCAAGAGTTCATCAACTTCATGGAAGATTACTCAAAACGCAGATGGAATATGACATTGTCAAAAACAAAGTCAGTCATCACGCGACTTCGCAACAAAATCGAATCCCTAGGTTACCAATGCAACAATGGATCCCCCACCCGCCCAATCGGCAAACTGGTCGCCCAGCTAGTTTACCCTGAACGTGGCCACAATCCCAAGCACACAGCCATGCGTGCTATTGGCCTCGCCTACGCATCCGCCGGTCAAGACAGAACGTTTCACCGTTTCTGCTACGACGTATATATGAAGTTCGCTTCCCAACTCGAACTCGACGACGCAGCCCTTCTCCGCTTCTCCCGATCCATGCCTATCTTCTCCTCAGACGACAACCCTGACCTCGATGAACTACGCATCCTAGTCACACGCTTCCCAACGATTCCTGACATCCAGTCACTTCTCGAAAAGTATCAAGGCCCCCTCGCCTATACTCCAAAATGGAACAGCGCCCATTTCGTCAACTCTCCGGATATGATACCCCCCGACTCTATGACCATGTATGAATACGAACAGCTCCACTCCCTCCAAGTTCGCGCCGCTCCCAACCTTCTTCATGTCAATGATCTCGACAAGGACTCACATTTCCTTTAATTCTGTTTTTCTTTCATTTATTTTAGATTTTCTTCTTTTAAG